ACGACGGTCGTCTCGAGGAAGTGCGGTCGCGCCCGACGCTGGACGGCACGCTTCCGCACGGTGCGCACCGGAAGAGAAAACGCCCGGGCCGTCCCACGACTCGTGCGGGTGACGACGCGGGCCCCGGTCCGGTTGAGCGACCGCATGGCGGCCGTCCGGTACCCGGGCTCGGAGAAGCGGATCAGGTTCCGCAGCTCGCTGTCGTCGATGTCCATCCGCGCCACGGTCGTCTGCGCCACTACGTCGTCTCCTCCAGCACGAGGAGGGTCGTGCCCCCGTCGCGCCGCTGCTTCCCGCGCACCGCAAAGGTTCTTCCCGGAGCATCCACAACCGTCACCGCCTGGCCGTGCTCGACGATTCCAAGCTCGAGCGCGGTCTCGACGAGGAGCGACGGGCGGTGTCCCTCCATCATCTCGTGCCCCCGGTACGGGTCATCGAAGGCCCCCGGGAACATCAGCCCGTTGATCACCGCCGTCGTGCCGAGCTCGTCCCCGCGGAAGAACTCGTCGAGCTCGCCAACGCGACCCGCCTCGGTGACCGTGAAGGTCACCTCGACGGCGGGGTTCGACGGGTACTCGAACGTCGTCGCCGGCGCCGAGGGGTCCCCCGCGTACAGGAGCACGGTGCGCGTTCGCCAGTTGCCCGGTGCGGGGGGAGCGAAGGCCCGGAAGTAGAGCGTCCCGGCCTCGACGGTCTTGACCTCCGCTGAGCCCGAGACAACCGCCATCGCCGACCAATCCGGGTAGCCTGGACCCCGCATCTGAAAGCGGAGCTCGCCGGTGCAGTCGCTCGCGCCGGGGTCGTTGTTCACCGCGAACGAGGTCCGCAGATCCCAGGACTGGCCCACTTCGAGCTGGAGACCGATCCCGAAGGAGACGTAGGGGCCCGCTTGCGCGAAGGTCCGCCGCCTGTACGAGGTCGCGCTCCAAGATTTGCACGCCATCTCCTAGCTGGTTTCTTCCAGGACGAGCGCCACCCAGCCGTGCCCGTCGGGCTCCACGCTCGCCACCGCGTACGTGAGCCCCGTCTTCACCCGCGTGAGCGCGGTCCGCTGCGCGATGGCCGGAACCGCGCTCGCCGCGCACTCGAAACGGGGATCGCTCGATTCCATCTCGAGGGTCTCCGCGTAGCCGTCCCGCCAGATCCCGAGCACGTTGCCGAACCCGGTGATCGTGGCGGTCTCGGCGTGCTCGTCGTCGTGGACGAACTCAGAGAGGTCCTCGTCGAACACGGCTCAGCCTTTCGCGCCGGCCTTCGCCTTGCCTTTGCCCTTCGCGCCGGCCTGTCCTCGGCCGCCTTCGCCGCCGCCGCTTCGGCCACCGCCCGCGCCTGGTCGTCGTTCTTGTCCTCGTCGTGGGCCTCTTCCCAGGCCTCGAGCCAGGCCTTGCCCTTCGGCGTGTTCACGTCGACCGCCCGCTGCATGAGCACCAGGTGACGTCCGACCTCCTTGCTGACCGTCATCTGGGTGCCGGCCTTCACGTGCTTCATTCCGATCAGGCACGGGGACTTGATGACGATCTCCATCGTTCCTTCCACGTCTCCACCTCCCGTTTGCCGTCCGCCACCGGGCGCGATGCCCGATCCGCGGCCGTCAGTTCGAAGGACCACCTCGTCCGCGACCTGCTAGTCGGTCACCACGTCGGCGTCGCCGTAGGAGGCGCCGGCGGTCAGGTTGTCGAGGATCAGCCGCCAGTACTTCCCCTTCGCTCCGGCCGGGATGTCCATGCTGACCCAGCCGCCGGCGGGCACGGTGTCCCGGGCCGCCTCGAACCACCGCTTCAGCGAGTCGGCGGCCGCGGTGCCGTTCCAGACCTGCAGGATCACCACCGTCTGGCTGTCCGCCATCGCCTCGATCCGGTCGCCGGCGAGGCGGCCGAGGTGCCACTCGCCGGCCGAGGGAACGCGCAGCGTGTCGGCGGCCGTGCCGAGCGAGTCCGCGAGCGTTTGCCCGAGCACTTCCTGGCGATTCGGGACCGCGGCCGCGGGCGTGCTCAGCGAGACCGCGACCAGGAGCGCGGCGAGAGCCGCGAGAACGATCCGCATCGGTGTTCCTCCTCCTCTCCGGGCCCGGGCCCGGGGGTTCGTCTTCACTTCGAGTGCGGGGCCCGCCCCTCGACGGGCCCCGCCTCCGGCCGCGTTACGCCGCGTGGTCGATGTCGACCGCGGCCGCGAAGGACTGCACGTGACGCAGGATCACGTCCATGTCCTGGAAGAGCCGGATGTGGAGCCGACCGCGGGCGACGTCCGTCCACGGGTCGGAGATCACGTCGACCGTGCCCCACATGCACAGCACCAGGTCGGTGAAGTTGCCGAAGATCATCGCGGAGCGGTTGGAGCCTCCGCCCAGGTTGTTCGGGACGAGGGTCGTGCGCGGGCATCCGTAGCCGTTGACCGGCGCGGTCCGCTCGCGGGAATCCCAGATCGTCCGGCCCGAGCCCGTGTCGATGAAGGTCCGCTTCATCTGGGCGACGACGTTCGGGTTCGTGAGGTACGACAGCGCGCCCATCAGGGCGTTGTCGACGTCGACCTCCTTCTCCAGATCGATCGCCGTGTCCCAGGAGACCGCCGCGTCGCCGGCGACCACCGAACCGATGCCCGCGGTCTGCAGGATCCCCGAGGGCTGGTTCGCGCCGCCGCCGTTGATGGCGACCGAGTCCGCGGCGATCAGCGACTGCCGCAGCACGTCCGAGCGCACCAGGGACTCCACCTGGGGCGAGGACTGGAGCAGCATGTGCCGGCTCATCGGGACGTCGATCGTCATGGTCTTCGGATCCGCCGGGATCACTCCGAACGTCGTCGAGGCGTCCTCGGTCGAGGCACCGTCCTCGGCCACCCAGTTGACGTCCGCGCCCGCGGTGCGGGTCGGGATCTCGATGTCCCCGCGGAGCGAATCGAGGATCGTGGCGCCGAGGCCTCCGATCACCGTCGCCGCGTAGAGCATCTCGACGAAGCTGCCGGCCATGTGGTCGGTGCCGACAAGGTTGCCGCCGCCGGAGGCGCCGGTGGTGATCACGGTCCGCTGCAGGTTCCGGAGGAACTGCTGGCGGATGGAGCGCGGCAGGAACTCGGTGTCGGCCAGAACCTCCCAGGGGACGAGCGCCCCCATCGCGGTCCGGCCGATCTCCTTCTCCACCGCCCGGGAACACTCGTGCTCGAAGGGCGCGATCTCTTCGACGCGCCCCTTGGCGAGGCCGAGCGCGAGACGCGAGAGCGAGTAGCCCCGCACCTGCTCGGTGGTCAGCCCGATGCGCGCTTCCTGGCGCTGGATGCCGCCCTCGGCGAGGACGTCGTTGGTGACCGGCTGCCCGTTGCGGCTGCCGATCTTGTCGAGCATCGCCTTCCGGGTGGACGAGAGCGACCAGCCCTTCTCCAGCGCCTCCTCGGCCAGGTCCATCAGGTTGTGACGACGGCCGAGCTTGAGGATCTCCGAGCTCCGCTTCCGCTCGGGCTCGGAAGGCGTCGCCTCGACCCGGCTCCGGCCGGCGGGCTCTTCGTCTTCGTCCTCGTCTTCCTCTTCCCCGCGACCGCCGGCGGGGACGGCGGCCTTCGCCTTCGCCTTGCGCTTGGAGGGCTTCGGCGTCTCGGCGCGAGCGCCGCTGCCGGCGGCTTCCCGCTCCTCGCCCACGTGCTCGATCGCCTGGTCACGGAAATCCTCGAAGCTCGTGCCCTTGGAGATCGCCGTCTCCCCGAGCTCGATCACCCCGAGCTTCTTGGCGAGCTCGCGGATCTTGGCCCGCCGGGTCTTCTCGTCCATCTCTCCTCCCTCCGTCGCGGACCGGCCGCGGTCTCCGGGTGACTTCCAGTCGATCCGGACCGGATGCAGCGCTTCCGCCGCTCCCGACCTCTCCAGCTGCTCCGCGAGCTCGCGCCCGACGCCGACGGTCGGGTCGAGAGGAACGGAGACGAAGCTCACTTCCAGCGGCTCCCAGTCCCGCGCCCGGAACCAGCGCGCCTCGCCGAGCTCGCCGATCGGGACCGGGCCCCACCAGTCGAGGGCGAGGTCGCCCTCGTCCCGGGGCGCGGCGCCGGGGTCGAAGAGCTCGGCGTTGTCGGGGGCCTCGATCTCGCGCAGCCGCCAGATCTCGTAGGCGAAGGAGACGTTCCGCATGACGTCGTCCTCGATGTCGTCGAACGTCTCGCCGGCGAGGGCCTTCCGGGAAAAGCGTGCGGTGACCCAGGCGCGGGCCTCGTCAAGCACGAGCTCGGGGTCGGCGGTGACGCCGACGAGCTGGCGAATGTCGTGCTGCAGGAGAACGCCGGCGCCGTCGGTGAAGCGGCCCCAGCGGATGACGTCGTCCTTGGTGTGGCCGAGGATCTCCATCCCCCACCACCGCATCGCCGGGAACTCCGAGCTGAACGGGAAGCGGACCGTGCGCGCCTTCGGGTCGATGAAGCCGACGGCGGCCCGCTTCTCGCCGGCGCGGGCCTCGGCCGCCGGGGACGTCTCGCCTTCGTCGCGCCCGGAGCGGAAGCGCACGCTCTGGGCGCGGTACTGCCGGCCGACCTTGAGCGCGTCACCCGGCTCGAGCGGCGTATAGCGCCCGCGGCGCGGCGGCGTGAGGACCCGCGGCATCAGGCGGCCCTCCCGCCGGTCTTCGCGCCCGTGTAGACCGCGGCGAGCGCGGCGGACAGGTCGATCCCCAGCCGCTGGAAGTCGCTCTTCAGCTCCTCCAGGACCTCGTCGGCGTCATCGCCACGCTCGCGGATCACCGCAGAGACCGACGTCCAGCCGTGCTTGATCGCGAGCGCCCAGGCCTGGGCGTCCTTGAGCGGATCGATCCACTCCCAGCGCCGCGGCCGCCAAGTCGCACCGCGCTCGATCGCGGTGAGCCGGTCCATCGAGACGGGAAGCCCCGGGGCGAGCTCGACCATGCCGGCCAGCACCGCGATCTCGGCCCAGTCGCGGAAGACGCCGGCGTTGAGCGCTTCGGACTCCCAGATCTGGAGCATCCGGAAGACGTCGAGCTCATCGAGACGCCCGGAGCGGATCGAGGAGTAGCTCGTGCCCTGGAGATCTCCGGTGAGGCCGGCGTAGCTGCAGAGCAGCCCCGTCGCCATCGACAGCGCCATCGCCTTCTGGAAGGGCCCGTAGACGTCGGAGGGGTAGGGCCAGTCCACCGTCTGGACCTGGGAGCCTTCCTCCAGCGTCTGGAGGATCCCCGGCGTCACCTCCCACTCGCGCTCGGTCCCCTCGTCGCCCTCGGCGCCGGTCGCGGTCGTTTGCGTGTCGCCCTCGACGACGAAGGCCGGGCGGGCCGCGCCCTGACGGGCGGCGACGAGCGCGGCGACCTCCATTCCGTCGAACATCGCCATCCGCTGGAGGACGGTGGCCATGTGGGGGATGCCGCGCCGCTGGCCGACGCGCTCGGGGAGGAAGCGGTGGATCACCTGGGAAGCGGGCACGCGCACGTGGGGCCCGCCCGGGTACCCGTACGGCAGCGCCATCGCTCCGCCGATCATCGCGGGGGCCTGCACCAGGTGGTAAGCGATCGGGCGGCCGAACTCGTTGTACTCGACGCCCATCCGGACGCGCCCGGTCGGGAGGTCCACGTTGTAGCGGCGGTCGAGGAGCTCCGGATCGAGGAGCTGGAGCTGGTAGCCGAACGGGCCGAAGCGCGAGCCCCGCCACTTCCGCGCCAGGAACTCCCCGTCCTCGGCGACGCTCCGGATGAAAGCCGCCTGGATGTCGCGCCAGGACCGGAGGCCCTCGACGTCGCAGTTCTCGGGACGGCCCCACTCCGTGAAGGCCTCCTCGACCGCGGCGTTGAGCGCCGTGTCGAGCTCGCCGTCGCGCCCCTTCGCCCGGCACTGCAGGCGAATCCCGCGGGGGCCGACGACGTGGAGCTCCTGCATCGAGAGGTAGCGCCGGCCGTGCGGGTGGTTCATCCCCGCGTGGCGGCTCCGAGCGCGCAGCGTTCCGAGCTGGCTCCGGATGTAGGACTCGACGGGCATCGGCGAGCTCGGCTGATCGGCCGAAAGGCGCCCGGTCGCGCCCGCCGTCCAGCCCCCGACCGAGGCCGAGCGCTTCACGCGGCGACGGTGCTCGGCGACCGCGGCCCGGAAGGAACCGCCGGCCATCACCGAGCGGGCGCCGGCCACTCCCTCGCCGGCGGACACGCGGCTCGGGATCGGGCGCCCTTCGACGACCGTCGTCGCGAGGCGCGAGCGGAGGGCGGGGATCGGCCACATCACGCGGCCGCCCCGAAGCGGATCTGGATGATGTTGCCGGGGCTCTCACCGCGCTCGATCGCGGCCTGGCGGTCCTCCACCCGCACGCGGTGGATGTAGACCTTCTCCCACTTCACGAGCTCCTCGGGCGTGTAGCGCGTGAGCTGGCGCCCGGCGATCGAGTACGCGAGCTGGTCGCCCTTGAGGGCCTTCCCGGCGAGCAGCGCCTGGATCGCCTCGAGCATCGAGCGGGCCTGCGAGCGGTAGTCGGCTCCGGAGGACGCACTCCGCGGATCGGGGAGCACCGGGATCCGCCAGCGGCGGAGCGTCCGGGAGTCGGTCCCGTCGGTGACGTACTCGAAGACCTCGTAATCGATCGAAGGCGTGAGGGAGGCGGTGGCGGCGGCGTCCAGGTCGACGAGCCAGGTGCCGGCGCCCTCGTCGACAGCCACGACGTTCACGCGGTCGCCCGCGGAGACGAAGTCGTACTCGAGCCCCCACGTCGCCGGCGGCCAGACTCCCTGGGCGACACGCCAGGCGTAGGCGTCCGCCGCGATGATCTTCTTCGGCGGGCGGCTCCCGATGAGGGAAGTCGGCAGGCTCGTCACGGGTGGCGCTCTCGCTCCCGGTTGCGGGGCGGGAGACCCCCGGGTGGACAGCGCGGGGGCGCGGGGCCGAGAGCCTCCCTGTTCGCGCCGTCCTGAAGGGTGACCAAAAATCGGATGTCAAGCGGAAACGCTCCGAGGAGCGCGATCGCGGGGTGGGACTACTCGAGGCCTTCGGTCACCCAGTTGCCCTTGCGGCGCCGCTTCCGGGCACGCGGAGAGCGGTCCGTGGAGTCGGTCTGGAGCGGCCGTTCGAGCAGTGCACGCTGGCGGGGCCAGTCGACCTTGAGGATCTCGAGGCACGCGATCGCGTACCCGCGAATGTCGAGAGCCTCGTTCCGGCGGCCGGAGGGGAGCGTCCAGACCCGGATCGGAAACCCGTGGCGGAAGCGGGTCTCGCGCTTCTCGGCGGTGAGCTGCTTGAAGTACTCGAGGTCGTAGCCGTGGCCGGACGGGAAGTGGCAGTAGCCCGGGCCCGGATCGGGGTTCTGGAGGCGATCGTAGATCAGGTCCTTCACCGCGTCGGTGCCGACGATGAACACCGGCACCGGCTGGTGGCGCCCGCGCTTCGCCTTCGCCCGGAGACCGACGATCGGGAGATTCGGTCCGCCCCGCCCCTTCACCGCGTACACCGTCCGGCGCCTCCCGAGCCTCTTGACCTCCGCGTAGCACTTCGTCGCCCGGTGGCCGGTGTCGATCGCGGTCGCGACGATCCCGAGGCGGTGTCCGCTCTCGTGCTTCCAGGTCGTCGAGAGGAACTGCTGGAGCGTGTCCCAGACCGGCTGCTCGAGGGTGTCGCCGTGGAACACCCGGTACTCGATTCCCCAGGTCTCGGTGCCGTTGTACTCCGCGCCCGCCCCCATCACCTCGAGCTCGAGCCGGTCGTCCTGGACGTCGACGGCCGCGACCAGGAGGTGGCAGTCGGCGGGGATCTCGGCCGGATACTCCTCGGCGACGTCGGCGACGGCCTCGGCCTGGATGGTGAGGCCTTCCTCCTGCCAGCACTCCCCGAGCACGGTGTTCGTCCACGGCTTGAGCGTCTCGCGCCCGCCCGCCTTCGCGGAGAGGAACTCGATCGCGATCTGTCCCCAGGAGATCCACCCGACCGGGGCGTAGAGCGAGGAGAGGTGGAAGCCGACCATCCCGGGGTCCTTCGTCTCCGCGGTGGCGCGCCACTCGGAGTTGGCGAGGAGCTCGGTCTTCGCGCTCTCGGGGATGTCGGCCTGGCACTCGTGGCAGCGCAGGAACGCCCGGGCCGGATCGTGCTCGGGCCAGATGATCCGGTTCCACTCGATCGGCGCGAAGTCCCCGCAGCACGGGCACGGGACGAACAGGCGCCGCTGGTCGCTCTGCCCGTAGTAGTGGTCGACCTGGGACTCGCCCTCGATCGTCGGCGTCGAGATGACGAGCGTCTGGCGGAGACCGAAGTGGCCGGCGCGCTGGCGGGCCTTGGCGATCTCCATGGGCGCCCCCTCGCCGCCAACGTCGGGCGGGTAGCCGTCGCAGTCGTCGAAGACCATCCGGCGGGCGGGGATCTGGCGGAGGCCGGTCGCGGAGTTGGCGGAGGTGATGACCAGCGGACCGCCCGGATACTCCTTGAACAGCAGCGTGTTGGAGCCCCGCTTGCTCCGGGAGGTGGCGACCCGGGAGCGGAGAGCGGCGCAGGACTCGATCGCCGGCGCGATCTTCGTGCGCGAGAGGCGCTGGCAGTCGGTGTCGGTCGGCTCCACGAACAGGAACGGCGAAGGGTCGAGCACGATCGTGTACGCGAGCCAGTTGACCGCGAGCTGGGTGAAGCCCGTCTGGGCGGACTTCTTCACGACGACGGTGTGATACGGGCTCCCGATCGAGAGGCAGTCGCCGACCTCGCGCACGTAGGGCGTCTTGGCGGTGCGGTACGGCCCCGGGTCACCGCTTCCGGTCGGGAGGATGATCTCGCGGTCGGCGAACTCGCAGACCGAGAGCTTCGGGGGCGGGCGGACGGCTTCCGCGAAGGGAGTGAGGAGGCCGGAAGTCACCGACTGATGTCGATCAGCGCGTTCGGGTGATCGCGGCACCACCGGGCGAGCGTCTCGAGGAGCTTCTTCGCCGTGAAGAAGTAGCGGCGGCCGGCCAGGGGCCCACCCTTCGGCGTTCTCATCTTGGCGAGCGCGGCCTCGATGAGCGGGAGGGCCTCGCGCCCGGAGAGGCCGTCGAGCTGCTCGGTTCCACGGCCGAGGGCCTCCGAGCAGATTCCGACGACCTGGCCGAACCAGGATGTCCAGCAACCGGAGATCTGCGCCGGCTCCGGACCGCCGGTATCGATGACCATCGTGAAGTCCCAGCTCACGTTGCGGTTCCTTCTGGGGGCATCTCGTCCCAGGTCCGGCCGTCGAGCGTGCGCCCTCCCGCCTTCGGCATGCGCCCGCCCCTGTTCCCGGGTGGGGGTCAGGTCTTGAGCGACCTTTCGGCGACAGTGGAACACCTGGCGATCCACGCTGTATTCCCACCGCCGATTCCGCTGTGCGCCTGCGAACTTGCGTCGGCGGATCCCCAGCCCGGCGTTCGCCAGCTCACGGACGCACAGCGCCGCCGTCACGGCATCCGCTCCCGTCTCGTGGCCGAGTTCCACGAGATCCCACCAGCGTTTGTCCTGCGTCAGACACGAGAACACGGACCCGACGAGCCAGTAGGTACCGCGCCGATCAAGCCAGCCTGTCATAGCTTCCCGGCTTCCCTTGCGAAGTCTTCCAGCATCGCGTCGATCTCCTCCTCCAGCCTGCGCTTCCCC